GAAATAAGAAAATCAGGAAAAGAGAAACAAAGAAAAGCAATAGAAGAGGAAAGAGATAGGTTCCTTATAGAGAGACAAAAAGAATTATTAGAACGTAAACGAGAAAGGGAAAAGGAGGAACAAGAAAGAATTAAAAGATTAGAAGAGTTGAAGAAAGAGAATGATATCGAACATAGGAGGAAAATAAACAACGAGGTATTAAACCAATTAGTAGAATTAAATGTACCGGATGCAAAATTGATTGTTACCTTAGTTGCATCAGGTAGAATCAATCACATGAAGATGGTTTACTAAAAAGGTGAATTATGGAAAACAATCTAATTACATTTAACGATATGTCACTAATGGCAAAAGCCATTGGTGCATCTAAACTGTTTGGCCAGAGTAATGAACAATGCTTGGCCCTCATGCTGGTAGCGCAAGCGGAGGGTAGACACCCTGCTATCGTCGCTCGGGACTACCATGTAATCCAAGGTCGGCCTACGCTAAAAGCGGATGCCATGATGGCCCGCTTTCAGGAAAGCGGTGGCAAAGTGGTATGGCACAGCCTTACCGATACCTTATCCGAAGCGACCTTCTCCCATCCACAAGGGGGAGAAGTGAAGTTATCTTGGTCTATAGAGATGGCCAAGAGAGCAGGACTATTAAGTAAACCTGGTCCTTGGCAACAATATCCCAGAGCAATGCTTCGTGCACGGCTCCTCTCTGAGGGGATCCGTACCATTTGGCCCAGTGTCGTGTGTGGGGTATATACGCCAGAGGAAGTACAGGACTTCTCTGCTCCCCCAGTAAAATCCATGGGAGCGGCAGAGCGTATAGAAATCACAGAGGAGGAGAAAAGAGAGTACATAATGAGTATGTCAAGGTCGAGATCTATGGAAGATCTGAAAGATGCTTATACGTATGCTTATCGATCTGGGATCGCATCTCAGGATCTAAACTTCCTAGAGGAAATTGCTAGGCTGAAAGAGGAAAATAAATCTCGTCTTCTTACCGAAAAAGAAGAAGTGAGTACCGACGTTCCTATAATTGAAGAAGAATTACCTTAACCAATCACAGGAGATACCCTCATGGCTAAACTAGACCAATTTTATGACGTCAATACCCTGCCAGTAAGCGAAAGCTACGAACCACTTCCAGAGGGATGGTATACCGCAGTAATTAAATCATCGGAGCTAAAACATACCAAGTCCGGTACCGGACAGTATATTTTAGTCCGCTGGGTGGCGAACCACCACGGAATTGCGGATATATTGAATATACGCAATGATTCTGCGAAAGCAGAAGAGATCGGAAAAGCAAAATTAGGAGAACTACTTCGTTCGGTGGGTGTAGCCCGAATTAATGATTCCGACCAATTAATTGGATTGTCCGCAGAGATCCGCTTAGTGGTCAAGGAGCAACCAGGATATAAGCCGTCAAATGAGGTGAAATCCTATCGCTCTACCAAAGCGGAACAGGGAAAACCGCCAGTTCCCAAAACTAAACCGGAGGTTCCCTCTTCTCCCCCTTGGAGCAAAAATCAGATCCATGCAACAGCAGTTGACTCCTCTAGTGAGGATGATATCCCGTTTTAAGTAATATCGTTATTATGGGAGTAAGTAGCACTACTTACTCCCATTTCTTGTTGGAGTGTAAAATGTACAAACTAAGAGATTACCAAGAAAGAACCATTTCTGAGGCTTACCATTGGCTAAGAAATAACCATGGGAACCTTTGTATCGTCCTACCTACTGGGAGCGGTAAGAGTCATATTATCGCGGAGCTATGCAAGAGAGCATTACAAGGTTGGCCAGGGACTAGGATTCTCATGTTGACGCATGTAAAGGAATTGATTGAACAGAATGCCAGTAAGCTACTACAACACTGGCCTGACGCTCCTCTCGGAATATACTCGTCTGGACTGGGAAGGAAGGAGTCGGGCACAGGGATTATCTTTGGCGGTATCCAGTCACTACTAAATAAATCCGATACCATTGGATATGTAGATCTTGTCATTATTGACGAAGCGCATCTAGTAAACCATAAAGATGAAGGTGGGTATAGAAATTTACTAAATGATCTGAAAAAGATTAATAATAATATGAGAGTGATTGGCCTTACCGCCACCCCTTACCGATTGGGTCATGGATTAATTACCGATAAACCCGCTATATTCGACGGGATGATCGAACCTGTCACCATCGAGGAGTTGGTGTCTAAAGGATTCCTTTCTCCACTCCGCAGCAAACGAACGTCAGAAAAACTCGACGTGTCAAACGTAAGTAAAAAAGGGGGGGAATATGCAGAGAAGGATCTACAAAATTGCGTGGACACGTTCGAAACTACGGAAAAGATAGTTAAAGAGATAGTTTCCCTTGCTAAAGGGAAAAAGACATGGGTTATCTTTTGTTGTGGGGTTGATCATGCCTACCATGTTGCGCAAGAACTGAAAGAGCACGGAGTCAAGGCGGAATGTATTACAGGAGATACAGACAAAGAGGAACGTAGCTATTTAATGGAGTCTATCAAGTCAGGAGAAATCACCGCTCTAACGAATGCAAACGTCTTGACCACTGGGGTGGATATTCCCGGCATTGATCTATTGGTCATGCTTCGTCCTACCTTATCTCCTGGCCTATATGTGCAGATGGCCGGTAGGGGGATGAGGATCAAAGATCATACGGATCATTGTGTGGTCCTGGACTTTGCTGGGGTAGTAGCCACGCATGGGCCTATCACCCAGATCATTGTACCGAAGAAAAAAGGGGATGGAACAGGAGAAGCAGTGACAAAGGTATGTAATGTCTGTCAAGAGATCTGCCATGCCAGTGTGCTCGTCTGTCCTGCTTGTGGTGCTCCCTTTCCTGTGAAAGAGTTACCAAAACTCGAACTACAC